TAGATCAGATTCCCAAGCATCAAGTTTAGGTAAAGCTTCTTTGTCTTCTTCAGTTAAATCTTCTTTTTGTGAAGCAGCAACAATATTTTCAAATTTCTTAAAAGTCTCACCAACTGTCATAGAGCGTCCTTCTTCTTTTAATATCATATCTGAACAGATTTTTTGTAAAGCACTGATATAAATAGTTGATACTTCTATTTTAGTAATGATTTTACTATAATCATAAGTAGAATAAGATTGCATTGGTTCAGTAGATTTTGACATAATAAGGTATTTTAGTTAACAAATATAATAATAATATATGGAAAATTTAGAAATAAACATAACAAATCTCAGAGAACAACTAAATGAGAAGCTAAAAAATAGTGGGTGGTACAAAATGTTATCACCTTACATTAACGGTTTAAGCTTTGACCATATAGTAAATACCCTTGTATATAATGTAGAAGGGGGTAAAAGATTTACACCACGTTTTAAAGATATTTTCAATGCATTCTATGAATGTAACTATGATGATCTTAAAGTAGTGATAGTAGGTCAAGATCCTTATACCCAACTTGGAATTGCTGATGGATTAATATTCAGTTGTTCTAAAACAGGTAAAGCAGAGAAATATTTACAATATATTTTAAAAGAAACAATTGGTGATTTCACTGATACAGGAAGAGTTATATATACTCCTGAAGAATGTGACTTAAGACGTTGGGCTAGCCAAGGAGTATTGCTTTTTAGTACTGCACTTACTTGTGAGATAAACAAGGTTGGTTCCCACTATGGTATATGGAAATCTTTTACAGAATATCTATTTGATAATCTTAATAAACATAAACCTAATACTATATTTATATTAATGGGTAAGAAGTCTGAAGAATGGCAAATATATATGGGTAACCAAAAAATATTTAAAGTGACTCATCCTGCATCAGCCCTATATAATGAAGGGAAATGGAACAGTAAAGATGTCTTCAACCTTGTGAATGAAGAATTAATTAAACAGAATAAAACTTGTATAAATTGGTAAGAATTACTATATTTGTAACTATAAAACTAAACCTAAATGACTATTAATCAAGAACTTAAACAAAATTCAGAAATAAAAGAGTTTAAAAAAAGGATTTTGAAGATGTATGGCACAAATGTATTTATATACATGAAAACTGATACAAATTTTAATGTTGACCTTGAAACTATGGGTAAATGTACAATGAGAGTTATGAAGAAATATCATACAGAATTTAAACATATTAAATCTTTGGGTGTACGTAAAAGACCAAGAGCATTTTTAGTTTATGTTCAAGCTTTATCATATATAGCATATAAAGATGGTCATAGTAAATCAAGTATTGGCATATACTTAAAGAGAACTCATGCAACAGTGATTAACTCTATAAAAATGGTTGAAAATGCATTGTGTACCAATGATCAACTTATACTTAACGCAATAGATAACATACTAAAAGAAATTGAACATGTGGGAACTATTCCAGAAAATTTTAAAAGCAAACCTGAGCCCAAACCAAGCATTGATACTATTTGGGATGAAGCAAGGCGTTTCATTGCCTCAAGTACAACAAGCTGATAAGGATACATTAGTAAACTTAGGTTATTTAAACTTAGAAGATAAAAGATATAAACTTACACCTCAAGCAAAGTTATTTGTGGTGAAGCTTGATAATTACTTTATTAAAGCTAAAAAGAAGACTGATATAGAATTGATGGGTAAAAACTTTGTAGATAAAATAAATAACTATAGAGAAATATTTCCTGCTAAGAAATTACCAAGTGGTAAACCTGCCAGAAATAATGTAAAAGCTCTGGGAGAGTCCTTTAGATGGTTCTTTGAGACATATGACCATAGCTGGGAAGATCTCATTAAAGCCACTAGAATGTACGTAAATGAGTACAGGGATGCTGACTATCTATATATGCAAACTAGCCAATACTTTATTTGCAAACAAGACAAAAATAGAGTTAAACACTCTACATTAGCAGATTATTGTGATATGGTGCTAGAAGGTGTTAGTAGTGAGGATGAACATTTTAAAGAAAACGTTGTATAATGAAAAATAAACTTATTAAAACATTAATTTTATGGGATTGGGATGACTTTGGAATTGCTTTAATACTAAGAAAGCAAAGTAGTATAGGTCAATATAAGTTTGCAATAGATTTTCAAATAGGTTGGTTCAATTTATGGACACAATTCTGGAGAAAATCTCTATCTAAACAAAAACAAATTGAACAAGAATTATTTGATAGATATAAATGTGAGTGGTTTGAAATAGAACTTAAAGATAAAGGGTTAGATAAATAATCATGTGGTTACTTAACTATCTTTGGACTATTAGAGAAAGATTCAATCTTATACCTTATAAGTCAATAAAAAACTCTATTGGGGTAATTTATCATCATTATAGAAATGGTACTGTGGATGTCAGCATATGTGATGGAACTAAATGTAGCAAGTGTAAATGTAATATGTAGCATAATGCATGCATTAACAATCAAAAATAGGGTTAATGAATGATTTAACAATCATTATCTTTCATAGTGAGATTAAAACTCACCAAGTGAATATAGAACATAAATAACTCAATTTAGAAACTATTAGTTTGTAAATACTTAATAAAATAAACTTATGAAAATAGATGTAGAAAAAATTAATAGGTTGGAAATTATTAATCATGCTAAAAATAATAATCATGCTAAAAATAATAAAGCTGTGGGGCGTTTATTAACTTTATATAAAGAATTAGAACACTTTAACAGTTTAGAATTCTCAGTACAAGATCATGGTGAAACATTAAAAATATTCTTAGACTAAATAATTATGACACAAAATAAAATAGATTCATCACTAAATAAATTAAACCTAGTTCTAGAAGATTTTCAAATGCTAAGAGATGGAACATGGATTCCTGATACAAAAAGTATTAATGACAGTATGGAAAATATACAGGACGTAATATATATTATAGAAAATGAGTAAAACAGCAAATGCTTGGGTAGGACAATATGCTGCCTTTAATGAGGCATTAAAATATATGCTTGCAAGGTCTAAAGGTGAAGAGAAATCTATATATACACCTTGGCCTAAGTTTAATGATGCTGCTACTGATGGATTAGAATGGAATACTTTAACAGTAATTGGAGGAAGACCTGGATCAGGTAAGACTTTAATTAAAGATCAAATCATTAGAGAGTCATTTGCACTCAATCCTAATGATGACTTTAGAGTATTAGAGTTTCAATTTGAGATGGTAGGGAGAACCTCAGCCATTAGAGAATTTAGTTCATTGACTGGTAAAACATATAAAGAATTATGTAGTGCCGGATCAGTATTAACTAATGAAACATTAAACACATGTCATCAGTATGCTAAACAAAGGGTTAAAAATCCTGTAGATATAATTAGTACACCTTTAACTGTAAATCAAATGCGTGAACAAGTTGATGCATATATGACATTACATAAAGGAGCAAAGACTATGATTACTTTAGATCATACCATGTTAGTAAAGAGAGCACCCTATCAGAACAATACATTAGATATGATGTTTGAATTAGGAGAATTCTTTACACAATGTAAGAGAGATTACCCGTGCTTATTTATTGCACTGTCACAACTTAATAGAAATATTGATAATCCTGACAGAGCGGTTGATGGTAAATATGGTAATTATATTCTTGAATCAGATATATTTGGGTCAGATGCAATGTTACAGCATGCTGATATGTTAATAGGTATTAATAGACCTGCTAAACAAAAGATTAGATTTTATGGTCCTGATAGATATATCATTGAAGATGATAGAACCCTTGTGTTGCACTTTCTTAAAGCAAGAAACGGTGATGCTAGAATGAGTTTCTTCAAAGCTAGATTTGAACAAATGAAAATTGAGGAAATGGCAACCCCTGGACAACAACCAAGAAGATAAATAAATAATAAAGCTATGGGTTTAACACCGGCACAACGTAAAACAAAAGTTGCAAAACTTAGAGAACAGCATGAAGCTTACTTTCAAACTGAAGGTAAAATAAATGCACTATATATTCCTAAGATGGCTTACAGGCCGTCTGGTAAGGATGAACTACATATCAGTTTCTTTCCAAGTGAATTGGAGAATGAAGAAGATATATATACAGAATTTGTAAGTATAGATTATGATACTGAAGATCCTAAAAGAACTTTATATCTACATGGGTATAACCCACATTGGAAATCAGAGTATGAATTAATAACATCTAATTCTGGTTTTGTGAGACACATGATACCTGCTAGTGAATTAAAAGTTGTTAGTGATAGTTCTAAAAAAACTGTTTCAAAATTTAGTACTGCTACCCTTAAGGAAGATAAAATAGATGATATTCAAACTATCTTTGATTTACCTGACCCAGAGGCAACAGCATCATCAGCATTGGTTGATAAGCTCGAAGACATTAATCAAACATTAATAATATTAACCAAAGTAATAAATAAATTAATCAAGTAAACATGGCACAAAGCGTATTAGTAATTGCTGACTCAGGTACCGGAAAGTCTACCTCAATCAGAACATTAAACCCAGATGAGACTTTCATAGTAAATATAGCCAACAAACCTTTACCATTCAAAGGTTGGAAAGGACAGTACAAACCTATCAGTAAAGGAAATCCTAAAGGAAATATAACATCTGCCTCTTCAGCAGCAGGTATTATTAAGGCAATTAAACATGTTGATGAAAAAATGCCACACATTACAACACTTGTTGTTGATGATTGGCAATATATGAGTTCTTTTGAATATTTTGATAGAGCAAATGAAAAAGGTTATGATAAGTTTACTCAAATTGCAGCTAATCTTGCCCAGGTGGCAAAGTTACCTAAAGATTTAAGAGATGATCTTATAATTATTTTCTTAACTCACTCAGAAGATTCAACTGATATTAATGGAAATAGAAAAATCAAAGCTAAAACTATTGGTAAAATGATAGATAATACGTTAACTTTGGAAGGTCTATTTTCAATAGTCTTATTTGGAAAGGTAAATAAAAATGATGATGGTGAACTTATATATGGTTTTGAAACACAAAACTCAGGAGAGAACACATGTAAATCACCAATGGGTATGTTTGAGGATAATTTTATCCCTAATGATCTCCAGTATGTAAAGAATTGCATACAAAAATATGAAGAATAATTAATAAATCAATAAAAACAAAAATATGTTCAATACTAAAGAAATGTCTGCCGGTTCAGGTAGTGTAAAGCCTGTCGTTGGAACAGGGAATCAAGTAATCAAGATTAACTCTATAACATTTGATGTTACTCCGTATGATGCAGATGCATTCAATATCATGCTACATGTAGAATCAGAACCTGTAGTTGGTGAATTCAATGGCTTCTTGAAAGATATGAATAACCAAAATGGTCCTCGTTATGAAGGTCAAGTTGGTAGAGTAAGATTCTCTCCATATCCTTATAAAGATGCAATTTTACCATCAGGTAGAGAAATCAAAAGAGATACTGAAGTTATGAAAGCTATGGTATTCTTAAGTGAGGCTCTTGATAAGAGAGATGGTTTAGATGCTATCCAGGCCAATACCATTGAAGACTTTATGTCTAAGTGTAGTGCATTATTTTCTAATAGTCCTTATATCAATGCATGTTTAGGTGCACGTGAGTGGG